CTTAGCAAAGCTAGAGAAATACTCAGTAGCTTCCCCCATATCACAGTGAAGTGTCCATATGTCATTACCCCAATGTACAGGATGTTCACACTCAATCAGGGAGACAAACAGAAGCATATCAGCGTCAAAAATCAGATTCATCAACTGAATGAACAACTCCTTTCCGTACACATGTCGCACTTCATGAAGTCTTTGTCGAAAATCTCAGGGCATAAGTCAGCAAGTTTCTTGTGAATTTCACTAGCAAGTTCCTGATGTTCAGGCTGTGCTCTCTTACATAATCGCTTAGGAAGATACTCATACCATGCTCTGAAATTCCCTGTGACAACCAAGGTATACTCTGCGGCCTTAGGAAGTAGATAAGCCGCATCTTCCTTCTTCTTAGCCTCTCTGAATACATACTCATAGTCTGCCATGTGGTCCTCAATCAGTTTGTCTATATAGTCAATCCCTGTTTTATGATAGGTCTTCAACTCACAACCACGGGAACTCTGTACTGTAAAAGACAAGTGTCTATGACGAGTAAGTTGTAGTAATACAGAAGTAGACACAGTAATCTCGAATGAAGCATAGCAATGTTCGAGCACAGACAAATGTCCTGCTTCTACTGCCTTCTGTACCGTTTTCACTCCCAGAGGTCTTTGATAGCACTCACCCATGGCCTTCCGAATAAGATTCAAGGGAAAGGCTGTAAATGAAATTAACTCAACATTCATAATAATCCTCCTCAATCAACCATGTGTCTATGTCTTCTTCTGATTCTTCTTCTGAAAATGCAAATGGGTCATTGTAAGCTAATTGTTCTGCCTCGTCTGCATCATCAGCTTCTACAATGAGTGTTGCCCTTTTCGTATACTCAAGTCCAATCAGATATTTACCCATTTTGCCACACCTGCTTATTACAAAATTCAAGAACCTTTTTCATTCTTTCAGTTATTTCATCTTTGTGCTTCATTGCTTCTTCTTCATTGGCGAAAAAGTTTCCGATTGCATAGTTTATTTGATGTTCAAAAAAAGCACTAGTATAAGTTGACTCCACTGCGTTACGATTTGAAAAGAGATAATAATAAGGTTCGCCATCCTCAGGCTCTGCATTTTGCGCTGTATTCAATTTATCTTTTAAACGACACAAAGCTAAGCCAAGACCAAGACGAAAATCGAATTTATCTTCACGACTACAAGTTGATTTAGCTTTGTAGTTACCAGACGTAACAGTTATCACACGTTTATCATCTGACACACTAAAGTAAATATCCCGAGGATTCAACCCTATAATTTTCGCAAATTCGTAAAATTTTTTATGCAATTGATGCATTGTCGCTTTCGGATGTACATGTGATATATCATAGCAGTTCCCATAAATATTTTCAGACCCTTCAGGTCCAAACCAATAGGATTTATCATCATCCTTATCATAAACTTTTACTGTTCCCTCATAGTGATCTACAAATGCAATCACCAAGTAGTGCTTTCCCAACCCAGATGTGTAATTGCACTCGTCTACAAAAACTTCCATTCCTACTTTTGCGTCTTTAAATTTCATAGCTATTCTCCTCTCAACATATCCTCAACCAACACTATCATTACCACACAAGATACAATCATCACAACTACCGAGAATATAGCCAGTAGCAAGCCATTAAAGAAAATTGTATCGACCACTACAATGCATGTGACCACTAAGACAAAAAGTAAAGCTAAGATAAAATAACCTAACATATAAATCTTCCTCTCTGTTATATGAGCAATTATTCATATATTTAGTGACACTCAGCCCAATTCAGACCTATCTTTCCTTCTGTGTCCAACTGACATTTAAATCCATAAAAGTGTTGTGTGTCTCTCATGGCTTCCTGTGCTTCACGAACTACAATCTCTGCAATTTTCTGTGTTCTGCAAGCTATCTGCTGTTCATCGTGTACCCAAGCCATTAACTGAAAATCCTTACCATGATCTAATCCAAGTGCCAACAGACGCTCTTCTGTACGAACAATCCAGTACTTGCATACAATCGCACCTGCGGACTGTAACAGTAAATTCAGAGCACTGTGAATTGACCGAGTATACAACAATCTTCCATCAAGACCTTTCAGATACCGAGTCTTCCATTCTCTTTGTCTCATTCCTACGTTGTAGACAGACAAAATGTTTTTCACACTCAACTGTAGTTTCTTGATAGCAGGAGTGGCCTTTAAGAACTTCTTCCGTAGTTCTGCGCCGTGCTCTGCCGTACCTCCCACAATCTCACCAATCTTTGCATCCCCTGCACCATACTTTGTATTCCCTAGAGGTCGCAAGCCCCTAAGCGTTCTCTTATGAACTGCTTTATGTCACCATAAAGAATAGACTATATCATCAATGTCCACCGCTTCCACCATCATTAGCTTATGGTGTACTTCCTTTCGGAATAGTCGTTACACTTTATTTTGAAGAATATAAGCTTTTATCTGTTCAAAACTTCTGTATCTACGCATATTTCGCTGTACTTTCAGACATTCAGGGCAATATTTTTGATTAGGTGCTTTAGCTGTATAAGTTTCACCACATAGTAAGCATACCTTTTCATACGTCTTAGGTATATTATTTATACACTTATGCTCTAATTGATGACAACGCTTACACAATAACTCATAATTTCCTTCTGAATTATCATAATGATTATGATTTTTATGATGTACTGCCCACTCATAATGTCCTGCATTTGTTAAATCTTTACCACAGCGTTCACATTTACCAATCTTAGCTTTAATCTCAGTCCTTTTTCTGACAAATTCCCCAGCACCATATTTATACTGTGGGTTCTCCTTCCCTTTATAATGATTAGTTTTATTCATATAAATGCTTACTCCTTCAAAATCTTAGCACGGTATTGTCTCAACAATGAGAGTTCCACCGTTTTCAATGGATTTTAATTCCTCAATGTTACATAAGGAATCCGTAAATAAACGTCTTCGCCATATTTCTCTCTGGCAATCCTGCGGCCATCTGATTCTTCGTGTGGATGTCCCCTTCGACACATTCATGTGCATACTCCCCGTTATCGAAAGGATATAAGTAGTGGGAGAGGCATCTAAGTTCCAGACCACAAGCATCTACGCCAGCCTGAAACCATCCATCGGGAACCGTGAATAACTCACGACACTCAGCCCCATAGGGAGAGCCTACGTGAGGAACCTGTGCAATATTAGGATGAGAGTGTGTCGCTCTACCTGTAATGGCTCCATTGGGATTCACTCGCCCATGTAAGCGGCCGTCAGAAGACACCAGTTTCATCCAGCCATTTTTACCATCCCTGAGCTGTCCTAATCGTTTAGTCAGTAATAAGTTAGTAGAGAATAGCTCTGCCAACTCCTTGACTTCTTTAGAAGCTTTTGGGTCTTTCTGAATGAGTTTAAATGTCTCTTCGTTCAACTGTACATTACCGTTGTCATTCCACATGTCCTCATTGTCGAACGGGTATCCATAGTGATCTTTCAGAATCCACAGGATTTGCTGTCGACTGTTGGGGTTAAACTCCTTGTATCTCTGAATGGGAACGCCTTTCTTATATCCCATCTTCGCATTGTCTCTCTTAGGGACAAACACTTTGTCAGGTATCTTAGGGCATTTGTCTGCCAACTTAGATAACACTTTTTCCTGCTCTGTGAGAATGATAGACAATAGCTTTTTAGCCTTAGTCATGTCAAAGGTAAAGCCATTCTGCTCCATCTTCTGCATCAACCATTGTGCCTTATGCTCCAGATCAAGAGCCTGTACCGTTGTCTTCTTCTTGCGACATTTGTTATATAATGCTTCGGTGACGACAACGTCTTGCTCATTGTAGTCCAGCATCTCTTCATTGAAGACTGCCCAAACATCCTCTGCTTCATAGTCACTCGCATAGGTTCCTTTGAGGACTCCCAGCCGATAACCATAAGCCTTTAAGGAATGTGACCCGTAGAGTCGTGAAGGCAAGACACCTGTTCGAGTAAGCTTGTTGTCAATGTAGTTAATCTCAGAGAATACCAAACGAGCATAGACCAACGTGTCTACTACTTTATTTTTCCCTATATGGAACCATGGAAACACCTTAGAGATAGCAGGGATGTCAAATGCAATGATATTATGACCACAAATCGTGTCTCCATTCATTAGCATCCGCACCCCTGCTTCTACTTCGTCAGGTCTAAACCTGTGCATTTTATTCTCTTTGGTGTCCTTGATACACATACAGTGAATTTTTGTCATATCCTCCAGCAAACCGTCTGTTTCAATGTCGAATATTAACACAAAATCACTCCTATTCTGTGTACTGTTTTAACTCCGCAATCTTTTTAGCGTACTCCTGTTCGAGTTTAGTAAAGGTTTCTGTTGCCTTAACAAGCATCTTATGTGCCGTAATGACACGCTTGTTGTGACAATATGTCTCCACTCGCTTCAGGATTTTCAATAATTTCAATCACTATCACCTGCCTTATTGTAGATACGTAACCCAGCTTCCTTTTGTCTTTCTGTGGAGAAACTAGAAATACGCTTCAGATACCCAATGACTCGTGTCGCATAGTCAATGTCTTTGGAGCCACACTTTATACAGTGATTTTCCGTATTGACATTGATGAAACCACAGTCATTACACAACGTCATGAGAACGTTAAATGTCCAATAATTGACTCCCAGCTTCCCTGCCATACAAATCAGGTCATACGCCTGTTCCTTAGACATAAGCTGTTCCAGATTGAGATGACAAGCAGAACCTCCATCAAGCCACTGCGTATTTTCCTTTCCATGAAGTCTCAGTTTGTCGATGATGTTATAGGAATCGTCTTCTACAGGGAAGAAGTAGCTGTTATAGCAATCACGAGGTACTTTCAAGCCAGCTTCTTTATCCCACTTAGCATTTTTAACACCGAGGTTTTCTGCCTTACTGTTACTTTTATGACCTATGCTCTTAATTCTTTCTCTGCTTCATTTCTAACTCTTTGTGCATCTTCATGCGTATCATATGTGCCTAAATAAATAGACTTATAATTGGACATAATCACTGCTTGAAATCTTCCTGATGGCGTTTTCTTTACTCCTACACTTTTCTTGTGTGGTGTCTGATTCCTGATGTTAGAACCATGTGAAACAAAGGAAAGATTAGACTTACGGTTATCCAAACCATCACCATTAATATGATCTATCTCTTTTTTATCCCTTTTTCCCATCAATAAACAGTGCATGAAAATCTTTTTGTTACCTATGTGTGTCATTGCATACGCCGCATGGTTGCTCTTTTTTATATGCCATTTATAAGGTTTAACCTTATCTAAATCCTCTGCATCAACTTTTATTGTTCCCGTTTCTTTCCCTTTTACTGAGAACATTTTGATATAAGCAATCCCATTCCGAATCACACATGTATTCTCATCATAGATAGTACGAGTTAAAATTTTACCATGCCGATAAAGCTGTAAGTAATGCTTTCGGCAATAATATGTATCACCTTTTTTAATAATGCGTGTGTCTTTCTCTGTTTTCCCACACACACTGCAAGTACGACACATACCTTCACCACCTTTCTTGAGCATAGGCGGTTTACTACTTCCAAGAATGTCTTTACATTCGAGTAAACTCCATGGTTTCTTGTTGTTATGCCATGGTTCAGACTGGCGCATGAGGTTTTCACCTCTCTTTTTGTTCAGTCGTTCAGGGTAAATTCCCCCTTGTTACCCTCTACAGGGCTTCCAAGTCAATTAAAAAAGATTTAACGTCCCCACATTTTAAAAGGTTTTAGGGACAAACTCAGTGTTAAACTTAACCCCTGTATCTTCTTTCCACTCCTTGTTGCTTTTATAGATGTCTTTTAAATAGTTCGAGAAAAAGGCTGTGTCTGCTTTTCCCTTTACAAACTCAGAAGCCTCCAGCATACCGTTGATACCAATGGTACAGAACTGCTTGTCTAAGCTAATGAACCCTGTAGAGTAAGCAGGAAGCAATCCACCTTCAATGTAGTCCTCGATGACAGCTCTGTGAGCTAAGAGGTACATATGGACTCGTCCAAGTAACTTTGCAAACGCTTCTTCCTTTGTCTGTACATAGCGATTCATATTGATTGTGATGACCTGTACGGAACCTGTAGACACCCCGCCTGCACCCAATGTATAGGAGAATGTGTTGTCCGTGAACTCGTTACGCAAGCGACAGCAGGAAGACAAAGAGTCTACGCTATCACTCTCATAGACAAAGAAGCTCAAGCCCTTAGACATTTCCTCAGCACATGCCCATGCAAAATGTTTGTCTTTCGGTTTCCCTTCAGCATCCACCAAGAGGGAAGCGGTCAGTACGGGATACGTGAGTAACGCACGTTCTCGCTCTTGTCTGAACCATTCCATAAAGAACATCTGCAATTTGCGAAATGTACCTTCGTATACAGGCTGTGTCCCGTCGGGAAACTTAAAGCCCCCAAACAACTGCTCAAAGTAGAAACGGTCTAATATCGAGATATTCCAGAAGACACTCTGATTACCACGAGCAGAAGCAGGCTGATTCAGGGCATACACGACACCCTGCAAAGACTGTCTGACATTCGCTGTATGCAAGTCAATGTAGTCATCTCCCCATGTCTTCTTTGCAAAATAATCAAAGTACAAAAGGAACTCTACCGTAGCGATTGCCCCTGCGAATCCAGAAGCCACCTGATATACAAGGTTGACAAAGGAGCCACAGAAACTATGGATGTTCTTTGGTGCTTCGCTTGTGCCTCCCAGCGGTTTCGTACCATGGAGTAGGAAGGGGAAAAGTGTGATAGAGGCACAGTAAGGACGTAAGGAAGTTTCATCATGGATATAAATTCTATGTTCTTCGATGTCCTCAATGTACTTCTCAGCTAACTTCTCACCGTACATCTCCGTGAGTTTCCGCTGTACTAAAGCACGGTTTACCTGAATGGTATCAGGCTTATACATCTCAGCTTCCAAGATACCAATATTCTTTGTGTCTACATTGGCATTAGCATCCACTAAAGAGCCACTTGCACTGTTCTGGCTGTGAATGTAGTGGTCGATGTATTTAATTTTTTCTTCAATCTGTTCTTGCGTTAAATTAAGTAAAGGCATTTCTCACCTCTTTCTCCATGTCCTCTGCATAAATGCACGGAGACAAAGTTTTATCTCCCACAACTACTGTAGGGAACAATTCAAATTCTTTTGAGTCAGTCACACACATTACCTTAAAAGCTACGTTCGGGAATTTCTTGACCACCTTTGGAAGTCCTTTAAGTAGTGTGTCGCAATACATACAATCTTTAATGACATAAATGCTTACTTCCATCCTGTGTCTCCCTTGCGAAATTTATAGTTCTGTACTTCGAGGAACAACTGGTTCGTGTTGGGATTGTCCAGACCTCCCAGCTCTTCTCTGTATGCTCCCACTTTTACCCAGCGGCAATACTTACAAGCTGTGAATAAATCCATAGCATCCCAAGCTCCCAAGTAGATACCAATGTTAATACCTAAGTTGTGGAGAGGCTTCAGTACACTATCAGCAAATTCTTCAAAGTCCATGTGATTACGATTACCACCCATGAAGAGTACCGTATTGGTAACACTCTTGTAGCTCTTAATGAGAGACAAAATCTCTTCAGGTGTCTGCTCTTCACAATCATGAGTATCCCACAGGTAATCACTGTGACACCCCTTGCAATGACATTCACATTTTCCTAAGTTAATGACCAGTGAGATTTTGTCAGGGATTTCATTCAGCGTGACACCATGAGAGTACACAGGAATTTTAAAATTCTGCTTCATCATCATCTTCCTTCTCTGCTATTTCCAAGCGATCTGTTTTTCTGTTATATGTCAGGTAGCCTCCTATGCCAGTCTCACCTGTGAAACGGTTCTTTAAGACACGTACACGAGTGGTGTTTCTCAGCTCTTCATTGGACTCCTGCTGATTCCTTTCCAACCCCAGTACGATGTCTGAAAGTTGTGAGATAGCGTGGGAACCTCTGAGCTGTGCCAGCGAGGTAATACCACCTTCTTCATGAGACTTCTGAGAGTTGTCAGGTCTTCGCAAGTGTGATATGACAATCATGCCCACCCCTGTCTCTTCTACAATGCTTCTCATCTGTGTCATGAGGTAGTCAATCAGTTTTCGCTCATTGTCCCCCTCCAAACCAGAGATAGCAATAGACACATGGTCAAGTACGATGAAGTCACACTCCTCAGAAATAGCTAAATATCGAATCTTGTTTAGTAAGTTGTCACCCTCAAGACTTCCAAAGTGATTATAGAGTACGTAGTTTCCTGTCCCCAGTGTCTCATCAAATGCCTTCCGATACTCTTCTTCACTGATAGCGTGTCTTGATAAGTGCAATCGTACTCCCGTGTGTATAGACATAAGTCCTACGGAGGTACGCTTTACATTTTCCTCAAGCATCATGCATCCTACTTTGAGGTTTTTCTTGACCCCCAAGTCATACATGATTTGCCTTACAAACGTAGTCTTGCCTACCCCTGTACCTGCGGTAACGACAACGAGTTCCCCCTTGCGGAGGCCCTTTGTCATGTCGTTCAGTGGAATATCCCAAGGGTATGTATAGCACATTTCGTCCTCTTCGCTGTCTACCATCTCCCAGAGGTCAGCTCCATTTACAATACCGTCTGGCTTGTATGCTTTAGCGTTCCAGATAGCATTGATGACGGACTGCCCTTTGTTAGCTAATAGACATTCATTAGGGTCTTTCAGTGGTAAATTAGCCACCTTCAAATCCTTCAGGAGTCCAGCACATTCCTTGATGGCCTTCCTTCCTGCTTCATCCATATCAAACATCAAAATGACCTCATCAAACTGTGATAGCCACTCCATGTTGTGTGTCAATACTTTCTTTGCCGAGGCCACCCCACAAGGGATAGACACAACGGGATATTTGTTATTTTGTAGTTGTGACACAGTGAGACAATCAATCTCACCCTCTGTGATTACCAGCTTGCCTCTGCTCTCAAAAAGCTCTTGCCCAAAGAAACGCTTAGAAATTTTACCAATCGTCTCAAACGTTTTGTCTTGATACCGTACTTTCTGGCCTATCAGCTCCCCTGCGTCGTCAAAGTAACATGCTACCTGCACAGGTTTCCCATTGTGATAACCTGTATAGTAGTGGTACTTTTCACATGTGGTAGACATGATTCCACGACGCTTTAGGGGAGTGATAGACAAAGAAGTGAGAGGTATAAGGTCGACTGTATGTGTCCCCTGTGTTGTAGCTCCTCGTACCGTTTGACAGGAGAAGCAGTATGTATGACCATCACTGTATTCTGTCAGGGCATCCGAGGAACCACAGTCAGGGCAAGGGAGGTGTGTCTTAATCGGTTCGCTGTAATTCATCTTTGTTGAACTCTTCCTCTACGATGTCTGCATAGTCCTCGTGGAACATCTGAACTAAATCGTCCAGTCGCTTCTTCTGTAAAGACGATAAGGACTCTTTAGATTCAGCATCCACGAGAATATAAACGCCACAAGCACTATAAGGAAGTTCGCTACCCCCGACTGCTTCAAACGGACGCATGAGGTCGAGTTCACCATTCTTGAGAACTACAGCGTGATACGGTAACGAAAACGCTCCTTTTCTTCGTGCTTCCTTCAACAGTTCGGAGACAGTTCTTCCTTCGAGGTCTTTATAGACAAAGGAGTAGAAGAGAGTTTCTTCTCTGTCTCTGAATTTAAACATGTCACTTTCCTTTCTTTTTCAGTTTGGGGCTAATTTGGCCCTCTTCTTTAAACCAAGACTCAGGGATCGTGTTTCCAATGTGGTACTTAAAGCCATTCTTCTCACACCACTTACTCGCCGTTGTCTTTAAACTTTGAAATTTAAAGTCTTTAGGAAAGACAAAGCGTATATCAAGTTCGGGATACTGCCGTTTTACCTTCAGCATCTTCCCTCGTGCTTCACTATCCAATGAGCCTCTGTAGAATCCCCCTTTTTTACCAACACGGACAAAGCCACCTTCCCCGTTCTTAGCCTCGACAATAATGCCATTTGGCAAGACAAAATCAGGGGTATATTTGTGCTTTACCGTGTACTCCAGAGAAAACTCTTCGTAATGATATTCTTTATTCTTTTTGTCAAGGTTAGCAGTAAGCGTGTCTTCATACTTACTTCGTTTTGTCTTAGCAGGTGTATGGAAACCGCCTGTGAACAACTTAGAAGTCTACCTCGTCGTCCAGCGTGGTTTCTGTATCATCTGTATCTCGTTTCTTAAATGTCAGTTCGTCGGAACCGTCTTTAGAATACTTAACGAGATTTGTAACCATTAAGCACTGAAGGTACAGGCGAACGCCCCACTTCTTTGTGCTTTCATAGTACAGTTTGGGATTGACGACAACTTCTACGTCGGAGCCATTACCAATGAGTACGTCTTCAGGAATCAGCTCACCGTATTCATTGTAGACAGGGATAACCTTCGGTTTTTCTACACCTGTCGCCTTGTCTTTATACACGTGCTTCGTTTTTACCTTGACCATTTCCAGACCGTCGTCTGTGGTTTTAATCGGCATTGTGATGTCACCTAACATCTTCTTGCCTGCAAATTCTTCTTTGCATTTGTCTTCAAAGTATGCTTTCATTTTTGCTAAGTTTTCATCGGGCATCAAAACCTGCATCGAGAAGCCTACAGGCTGGCCGTTGTATGTTTCAGGTGTTCTAATTTTTGCCCAATATGCTTTACCTTTAATTTTCATTTGCTTTTGTCTCCTTTTGTTCTTGTGGTAGACCCAAAGCCACCACTGCGCTTAGTATTTTGGATAGGGTTGAAATGCTTTCTTTCCCCTGTATGTGTGACAATTAACTCGAACTCCCACTTTAAGGTAGGAAACGGCACTAATTGCGCTATTCGAGTCCCACTTTTGATATGGATTGAATTTTTAGAAAAGTTGTCAAGTAGCAGACAAAGTTCTCCTGTATAGTCCGAATCAATCAGACCAACACCATTAGACAAACGGATAGGGGTCTTCAAGCCTACACTTGACCGTAACATGATATGTACTTGCACCCCTTCAGGAATATCTAAAGAGAACCCCAAGGGAACTAATGTACCCTTACCAATAAGACTAAAAGGCTCAATGGTTACATCGTCGGGAATCACAATGTCTGCCCCTGCGGAACCTTGTGTCTTGATTTGAGGTACTTCAATATCATCCCGTAAGGGTTTGAATACGATAGACAAAGGTTTTCTAGTTCTCATCTATCAGTGCTTCACCTCTTTCCAGCTTCTCCAACCACTGCTCATAGACACGGATTTTATCCATTTCTTTCTGAATGTCGTCCTTGTGTCCCATGCGTAAGCGGTATTTCAAAATGTTACCTTTGATAAAGCCTTTAAGTTCTTCTTTGGTAAACATCTTTTCCATGACCTTGATAGGCTCTACAACAGCTTCTAAGTAGTGCTTGTCATGCTTGTTGTCTTCTTCTGCGACTCTCTGCACTCTGTCCCAATTAACGATGATATGCGAGTCAGTCCCTCGCAAGCGAACTTCATAGCACAAGACACCAAAAATGTCTGTCATGTGTCTTTGAATTTCTCCGTATGCATAATTGCCTTCAATCTGGTCAAAATCATGCACATCTACTTTAACGCTTTCATAATCACGTAAAACGTTCTTTGGATTGTCCATGTAATTACCTCCTTGAAATTTTGTGTTCTTTCCTCTGTATGTGTGACAATTAGCCAAACAGGTGTTTGGGATAGACACAGAGGTAGAGTAGTAGTTTTTCTTCCCTTGTATGTGTGACAATTAATCTCAGCCCTAGGAATACTTAGGAATACTTAACTATACTTACTCCTACTTAACCCTAATTAGTCTTCCTTTAGTTACTTAGGAATACTTATGGGGTTCCTCTGTATGTGTGACAATTAGCCAAACATGTGTTCTTAATAGAAAAAGAAGAAGGAAGTAAGAGGTAAGACCTTTGTCTCTACTTACTTCCTTCTCTAGTCGCACTAGTGAAAAACGAACTTGCTATCTAAGATACAGTTAATGTCTAAGGAACCCTTTTTAGGAAGTTCAATGTCCAGTGGTTCCCCTAACAGCTCTTCAGCGTGTCTCAGGAAATCCGCTAAGGGATCATGCTCCGTGTACAACTTAACCATCTGTTGTCTGATAATACGGCGTAATCGAGCCGCTTCACCGAGGGACGTTCCGAAAGAATCATGAACGGTACTGAAGTTCACACACCCTTCTTTACTTGCTTCATTAATGCTCATCATCAAGTGAGTAGCGTCGAGGGAGTGGATGAAATTGGGAGCTACCCCTGTTGCTTGCTTGTGTCTGTCTACATCCTCGTTTTCGCTAACCGTCGTTACGTAGATACGGTAGCGTGTAGAAGCATTTCCTAGGCGGAGCTGGAAAGATTCTGTCTTTCGTGCTAGATACATCTGCTGAATTGGAAGCCCCATAGGTGTTACCCATTCGACAGGCATATCGGCTTTTGCAAGGGCCGTGGCAATCTTCTTCAAACATTCCATACCTTCAATAGCGGCTACAACGGTTGTCTGTACAGCCTTCCATGTCAACTTAGCTAGGTACTGAGCGGCTTGTCTATCCCCGACACCTGCAAAGTGGGGGTTGTCCCTCGTGGTGTCTTCATAGATTTGGTCAGCGAATCCGTATTGACCACTCCCGTAAGCTAGGGTCATGACGGGGACGCTTGCACACCTTGCGATTGATACCGTGTGCCAGCCATGCTTCTGCCATCTGCTTTCGTTCCTGGCCCAAAAGTTCCGTCTTTTCGTTCCTTGCCTTTTGTGGTTCCTTCCATAACATCTTTCTTGACCATTGTCAATACCTTGTCCGAAACTTCTCTATAAATATCTGACGGTTTATCATGGTCAATCAAGTTGACAGCGGAACCACCTACAGGGTCACGGAGCAGACAACTGTAATGCTGGAGTCCTGAGCAAGTCCCGTCGTAAGCGATTGTACAACGGCAGTCAAAACCTGCTAGGGTTCCATGGCTGTCAAGGTATTCTAAGGCCCGTTTGTACTCCATGGCCCACGCTAAGAACTGCCATGGCTTGTCCTGCTCCTGCCACCATGGGAAGTCCAGCGGATTTTCAGCACTAGACAAAATGTTCTGCTTGTTTTCCTCTACCCATGCTACACGGTCTTCCAGAGGAATCTTGTCGTGACCTGCCAGTCCTGCCCCGTGGATTGCTAACCACTTGAGAGCGTCGAGAGCGTCTTCAGTAGACACAGGGAAGGGGTTAGCGTACTGTAATAAGGATTTTGTCATGTCGTCCCCTTGAGGGTTGAGGCCCGTAGGAATCGGATAGACACGGCCCCGAAAGTCAATGTTCATGGGGAACCAAATTGATTCATATTTTGCAAAATCCTCAGCGGTCTTCAGAATCATGACAGCTCTCAGGGCCTTCCCTTTTCGTTGATTTTCCTTGTGTACAACTTCTACCATCTTCTTTTTGTGTGCCTTGAACGCCTTGAGTAGTTCTTCATCTTCCTTAATGTCTTCATAGGCATGAGGGAACCGTGGAAGCTGTTCAAGTGGTTTTGTCTCTGCTAGTCCTGCAATGCCACCGCCGATACTTAGGTAATACTTGAGAATGTCCAGCACGGGTTTGTTGATTCTATAGGCCGTTGCTTGAATCGCATTGACAGCTGAGTACACACTAGACAGATCAAGTTCATTGAGTCTGCTAGTATATAACTTGCGTGTCTGTGAAGACCTTGCGTACGGGGATGTAACGCATTAAGGTTTTATTCTGAGACAAAGCCCCATAGTAACCCCCGTCCCACATGCTAGTCCATGGTTTCGGAGGGATGATAGTCGGTACATACGTAATAGCTAGGCTGATACTCTTGTCTTCTGCATTGGCTATCGCTTTCAAGAAGACTGTCTGTAGGAAGTAACTGTAAAGGCTGTGTCTTGCCATCTTCAGATACTTCTTGAAAGACAAAGAAGTCCGTCGTTTCCACTAGGACAGCTAACAACTGCATACCTAAAGACGTTCTTTCTTTCGCTGTATGCTTGACAAAGGTAAATCCGACACCTTCATAGACATGTTCCATGAAGATTCTACGATAGGAAAAGCCTACACGGGAGCTAATGGCCTTGTTAAAACGCTTGACATTGTTCTTGTCTGCAAAGAAAGTCATTGCTTCTACTTCTGGTTCCAGTTCAAGGCCGATTGCACCCCCAATATTGTTAGCTACATGGGAACGCCTCATCATGGCACTAAGGGCCATTTTAAGAGACAAAGTAGCACAGAGTCTTGAAAATTTCTGTGTGTCTCCACCTAGGGCCAGTACGTAGTCCTTGACGATTTTTGCGTATGCAGGTTGAACCCCGCGTTTCGGCTGTAAGCAGTCTGTAACAAAGGCTTCTACGTTTTTCGTATAGGTTTCTGCTAGGTGATTCATGACACCTTGACCAACCTTTGTCCGTTCATAGGCCCCGTCAGCTTTTGCCCTGTTCAACACCTGCAAAGCACGATTTTCTGCTAAACCTTTGTACATCTTTTCAAGTTCTAATTGTTGTTCTAATGTCATCATTTTTATTCCTCCTCCTAGAATGTGTGACAATTAGCCAAACCTATGTTTGGTTCACTAGGGTATAAAAATAGCAGGTAACTGAATGACACTTTTTTTCATATTCAGTTACCTGCTACTAATTACTTGAACAATATGGCTTGCTTATATGTATCCTTATGGGTCTTGCCTCCCTTGAGTACGACATACTGCCTGTCAGGGAAGGCTTGCTGTACCCTAGCTATTTCCTGCTTCACCTTGTGTCCCCCTTCTGATCCTGTGAAGCGGCTGAACAAACAATAACCTTGTGTTTGAAGGCTTTCTATTTCCTGCTCTAGCTGGCAGGGCCTTCCTACATATGCATAGCGATTCATTTTCGGTTTAAAATCTTCATCCCACAACTGAGATTCTATATAGGCCGTGCTTGTGGCTTCCTCGTAGTATTCAGACACAATGTCGAGAATAACGTCCTTGACTTCTGCCAGAATTTTTGTGCAAGCGTCCTCGAACTCTCTCCAACTTGAGTCCGCTTGATATTCCCCGAAAAACAGCCGTACACGGCCATTGGGAGACAATTCAAGGCGCGCATTATAGCTAGGGACAAAAACTCCCAATGCTTCTGAAAAAACTTCTAGGTCTAATTCAGTGTACGTGGTAGACCATACGATATTGTGAGGCCATTCAAATTCTTGAATGTTCATGAGGGCGTCGAATGGTTCGGTAAAGATACGCCCATATTCTTCATTTACCCTGTCATTAATCAAGGGGAACAAATCTTCTAGCCAGTCCATGCATGAGGTGACATAGTCTCGCTGACGTTCTACTAACATGTCTTGTGTTGCTTGCGGTAATTCATAAAATTTCATACTAGACACTTCCTTCCTTCTTTATGTGGCACAATTAAAAGTCACTAGTGGACTTAATCGAATACCCTAGAGAGAACCCTAGGGTACTCTGTTAAATCCGCTTGCTACTGTTCGTCGTCGGCATATACAAGGTCGTCTAAGTCGGGCCACGGAGTGTCGCCCCCGTAATAGTGTGTGAGGTGATTAATAATGTCTTCTTCTAAGTCCTCTGCCTCTGCTACTACATCACCCCAATTAGCAGACTCTAAATTTCCATAAGCATTGAATCTGAAATATTCGTCGTTAGGATTAAATTCCCCAAAGTAAATCATTTGAGCAATTTCCATAGGGTGTACGGCCAGAAAGAAATTCATCAAATTCTTCCATGTCATAATAGGGCCGTTTCTTCAAAGCACCCATCATATGCGTTCATGTGCTGGAGCAAATATGTGAGGTCATCCCCAATTAAATGTTCAACATAGTTACGGATTGCCTGTTCTCTTGTCATTGTCATAGTAAAACTTCCCTTCTTTAACTAAGTGGCTTGTCTCATCAGTAGGCAGGTTGCCAGCCTTACCCTAGACACGAGGATTAGACCCCGTGTTTCGACACTTATTTCATATACACTTTTAACAATGTTTTAAGTGCCTTGTTTTCAGCACGTAGTGCTTGTAATTCCTGTTGAATATGCTGTTCTTCTACTTTTTTGTCTATTTCTTTCTGGTGCTTTTCTATAATTTGTGCTTTGTATCTTTTAGTTTCTTCATTTATACTTTGTGTTACTTTTTGTACTCGTTGTTGCCAGCGATTAATATAGTGTGGCAAGATGTCGTATTTTTCTAGCTAATTCTTTTCTAGTAGCTCCTGCTTCATATTCTTTAACTACCATTGCTTTAAAATCCGGTGTAAATTCCCGCCGCGTGCAGGTAAAGATTTTGTTAGCATTGATTTTTTGTGTGGCTTCTAAGTTTGTCATAATATGATTGCCCCCTTCTGTTCTTTTAACAGCCGTTCGGTTGTGTATAAGCTTAAATTTTTTACATCCATTTGGCTGTCTTCTTGCTCGTAGTTTATCACATCCATTTGGTTGTGTCAAGAGTTTTTTTTGCCTTTTTTCAACTCTTGTTTAGCCCCATGGTATATGATATAATAAGGTTATAACATCCATTTGGTTGTTTACAGCATTATAGTATCACGTCCGTTTGGTTGTGTCAAGAGGAAGGGAGAAAAAATCTATGAGTCTTAATAAAAAACTCAGACAATTAAGAGAGGAACGAGAAAAGACACAGAAAGAGGTTGCAGACGCACTGGGTATAAAAGAACAAGTATACCAGCGCTATGAGTATGGCACGAGAGAACCCAAAATAGATATTATACGCAAGTTATCAAAATACTATAATATCTCATCTGACGAAATTTTAGAATTAAAGTAAATAAAAATAGGATTTACTCTGCTAATCAGTGAGTAAATCCTATTTTTATTTACTTTAATCTGAGTGTGCATAAGGGGCTATAAAAGCTAAAAATAAAAGAAAGTACATAATACCTGCTACATTTCCATTTATTTTTTCATATCTATGGATTACTATTATAGCGCCTGCATAAAATAAAGATTTGAAAAAGCCTAAAGGAATATACCACAAAAACGTTGAAGCAAAATAAAGCAAAGTTCCAAAAATTAAAACGTAAATAATAAAACTTTTTGTTTCCTCTCGTTTTTCCCATCCTCTGTACTCTTGCGTTGGTTTAGAATTATACAATGAAATCACCCCCTTTATTTAATTATACCATATTTTATGCTTTTAATTTTTGCTATAATAGTATATATATATAGGGGGTGTACCATGGAATTTAAAGGGATAGACAAGGCAGTACAGCAGAGTCAACCGACAACTGTTAGTAATGCAAATTATTCCACATATCATATGAGAGAACACACTCAACAACAAACCGTTTTAGACTATAGTACCATTGGAGTAATATTAGTATTTCTCATTGTTTGTATTGGAATAGTTGTGTATCGCAAGTAATACCCTATAGACATACTTCTACAACTATATAATTAGATTTGTCTATTGCTTTCCATTGGTATACTGTGGTGTACATATAGTTACGTATAGGAATATTTTGTTATCCTTATTATTTGTATTACCAATGATATAGAGCGATACATGGTATTCCCTATGCTACATGGTGTTGTATGACATTCCCAAAGTGTATCATACAGATATGTTATTATCTTTAGGAATACTTAGTATGCCAAACTATTCTCATTGCGAATCCAAAGTAAACCACACAGATACGCCTTAGGAATATTTCGTATACCGAACTAAAACATAAAATGAACACATGTAAAATCCTAAATGAACAAATGTGCAAAAAATATATAACATATGAGTAATCATTCATATATCGAAAAAATCCCCCGCTACCGTTAAGGCAACAGGGTTATTATAAATGGCTCAACCATGCGGATACACGAGTTACTTATGGTACTACGTGCCGTTAGGTAAAACATAATGATATATGAAGAAATGAGCAAGTGTTCAATTATTGTAACTGTGGATGACTGAGGGGTATACGGGGGAACTGCTGTGTGCTGTTCATTCATGTATGTCCTCAGAAATTTTTTGTAATTTTTCAAAATCCATGGTATACATAAAGTACATGAGGAAAAGGAAAGGAGGTTACATGAGAAGAACCAAAGGTACAGGGTCAATCGTGAGGAGGCCCAATGGAAGATTCAAGGCCACTATCACCGTATCAGGAGGTAAGCGAGTTAGTAAAACATTTGATACACGTGAGGAATGCCAGAAGTTCTTCATGGACATCAAAGGGAAAGACATAAAATACTTCTCCCCTACTACAGTCAAAGAGTATTACAATCACTTCATGGAGATAAAGGAAGGAGTGTACAGAGGGTCTACCATGAATAACATTAGACACTTCTACAGCAAGCATTTGTCTAATAGTAAGTTAGCTACCATACGATTTAGTGACCTAACACCACAGGATATTAACGCTTTCTTCATAGGGTTAGCGTCCCATGGATATGCCACAGCAACCTTAATGCACTGGAAGAAAGAGCTAAAGTGCATACTGGAGACAGCGGTATACGAAGGTTTCCTTGAGAGCAACCCTATGGATTCAAAGCGTATACTAAAGAAATTGAGAGGTGGTAAGCCTGCAAGACCTATACTAACCTTTACGAAAGAGGAAGTGAAGAAGTTATTAGAAGAGAAGAATTTGTCTGTAATACCGAAGATATACCAAGTGTACATTGTAATCTCCCTCATTACTGGAGCAAGACCTCAGGAAGTCTTAGCGTTAACCCCTGAAGATATAGAGGTAGACAAAATACACTTCTCAAAGGCATTGGGATTCAGAGGGGAACTACAGGATACCATGAAAACTACTACTAGCAACAGGGTAGTTCCCATAGACACAAAATACGGTATATGGTTAAAAAATACCGTGAGTACTTCCCCAGTGTTCAGGTCTGAAAAGAGTACTCACGGTTACTTGAATATTGATAATGTAAACGTACAGTTTAAGAAGTACCTTGAGAAAACGTTAGGGAGTTCCAAAGGACACCATCTGTACGACATGAGACACACCTATGCTACCCTTCTGATTACAGAGATAGGAGTGGATGTAAAGACAGTAAGTGTTCTCATGGGACACTCAAATATCGAAACGACACTCAAGTATTATACTCATGCAACACCCACGAACTCCACGGTGTTATCCGTGTAGCATAAAAGTGTCAATAGAGGTGCTTATGACCTCAGGATTACTTTAGTTTGCTAAAGGATTTCTTTCTGTGTCCAAAGTTTTCAACGATAATGAACAGCATCGGAATGAGGAACACACCGATAATAGTAGCAATCGATGTCCCAAATACAACAGTAATCCCCATGGTAACTCTGGGTTCCTCTTAGTAGTGCTTTATAGGAGGTAGTTAGGTGTAGTTGTTGGTGCTTTTCCTTAGTGAGTTCCTCAGTAGTTCTCTTAAGGACTCCAGTTGTGTTCCCTTTTAGTTCCTAAGGTTCTGGGTTCTTTAGGATACTAAAGGACTCCTAACTGTAATACTAAGGAATACTTAGGTATACTAGAGGAACAGAGGAGATACTTAGATATACTTTAGTTTTCCTCTGCCTTCCTCTGTATGTGTGACAATTAACGACTTTGTATATATGTGTGACAATTACCATTTCTTCTTCATGATGTTCCTATTTCTACTACTTCCTACATCTTCTACTCCATACATCATAGAGAACAGACCCCGATCATCATCCATAGCTGTCTCCAGAAACTCTTCTAACTGCTCATCCAGTCCAGTCTGGTAATCCCTATCCATGACATCCAACCAGTAAGACACAGCCATAGTCAGGGCATCTAAGCGGTCATCGTGTGCCAATGAACCCCTATCTCTACTCAGACGGGTCATCTGGTAAATCAGCGAATATTTCTGTCCCTTTTCCTCATACACGCTGTAATCATCACGAATAACTGTCTCAGCCATGATAATCTTGTGTCTCATCATAATAGGCTCTAAGGTGTCTATAATACGAGCTTCCTTCTGTACTGTGTTCTTCACTTCCTGCACAGCACAGGGGTAAATACTCGTCAGGATGGGCTTGAATAGCTGAGTGAACATACCATCCCCAAAGTTTGCTTCTACGATAATCTCATTAACCCCATGGATTTTAGCCTTGTTAGCTAGCTGTGTCAACACGGAGTCTGAGTAACCATCCTGAAAACCACCAACTTCTACTACAAAAAGATAACCATTCAGGTACTTCACTATAGCGTAGGCCGTTTCGTCAGTACCCCTACCAGAAGGATCAACAGCCATAACACACCCTGTATACTTAGCTGTCTCCTTGCTTCTGCTATGCTCACGGTAGAAAAAGTCACCCTTAATGGCGACACAGGGAAGGTCGTTCAGACGATACTCATAACCGCTTGACCATGACCACTTCAAAGAGGTTTCATCCATGTCCACATTAGACACTATCAAGTCCTGTGTCTTCAGAGGATATTTTTCGTAGTCAGACAAGTTCGTATTCAGTTTGAATTGCAAAGAAAACCCTGCTTTACCGTAGGAAAGTCTACGTTCCTCAATTTCTTCCTCAGGGAATCGTTTTGGATCAGTAGGTCTTCCTGCATACAGAGCAGGGTTTTTGTCGTATGGCTTAGCTATGGACTCTGCTAATTTATCTCCATAATATTCGCGTTCCTCAGGTGTCTCAGGATACACCAATGGAAAAATGTAGCAGGAATATCCACGGTTCTGCAACTCATTGTACAAAGACATTTCATTCTGAGGAGTACCGAGGTAGATAATCTTACTCTTGTTACCTGGCTTTATAATAGCATCAAATTCCTTTACGTCCTCAAACAATTTGTCTCTGCGTGTCTGTGTACTGGAATTATTAGGAATCTCCACGTCGTCTGCAATCAGAATGTCCGCACGACTACCTGTAATCTGCCCAGTAATACCTACAGACTTTACGGAAGGGGAAATATCTGCAATAGCATCCCCAACGTCAAAAAGGTTCTGTGTGTTCCGCTGGCCTTCCCTAGGCTTTAAATCAGACAAAAAGTCTAATAAGAAGATAATCTTCCTGATGAAGACAGCATTAGCATCTGCCCTGTCTTTACTAGCGGATATGATGAGACATTTAAGTTGGGGGTCATTCCAAAGAGACCACACAACATAAGCGCACGTAATGAAGGACTTAGCTACACCACGGAATCCTTCTATAATGTATCGTTTTTCCTGATTCTTCATAAGAAGTGTAGCAATCGCATATTGTATGTCTGTTGGTTCAGGAAGTGCAATTTCATCCCACAGGATAAAAAGGAATTTGCGAAAATCTTTCTTAGCTGAGACTATTTGCTCTGCTGTCCATTGGGTCATCAATAGTCACATCACCACCTTCTTCATCATCTAAAAAGTCAGGAAGCTCTTTGGTAATCTTAGTCACCAATGGAGCTGTAGTCTCAGGAGTAGTCTTTAACTCATTATCTTTCAGGAACTGTCTTACCTTAGCCAAGAACTGAGGGCTTCTTCTTAAGTCTTCGTCCTGAATACCTTCTATGAGTGCCTTTACTTCTTCCACTGCTAATATGTCTAACAGTTCAGGTTTAATCTTACTCATTCAATCGTCCTTTCCATACTAGAAACCTTAATATCATCTGTTGTTTTTTTTCCTTAAACACTAACACTGCACTAGGAAATGGAGCACTATTCTTGCTATTGCCAAACTTCAATCTTCCCCTTATAAAGCGAATTTCAGAAGCTCTCATAGCATACAAATGCCACCACTTAGTATCTGTGCGAGAGGGAACGAGACACACTACTACAGCACCAGTACATGATGATTCGTAAGCCTTCTGCATCCACTTAAGAATTTCCTTACCATATGGGGATTCATCCAACAAATACCTTTCCAATCTTGCTGTAATCCATCATCTACTGAAGAAAAATAGTTCTCACACTTAGCGTTCTCTTCTATAGCACAGACATCTGTAGTGAAGTGAAACTCCTTGTCTAACCTCTTAAATAATTCCTTAGGTGTTTCCCACATCTCACTTTCACTACTGTATAACACACTTGAAATTGCCATAATCCCTCCTCAGAGTGAGAATAATAAAATAAGGAAACCCTCATAGGTATTTACACCTACAAAGGGTTTCCTTTCCGTAATCATCATTCCACTCGTATTAACTTCACATTTTCTTTATTTCTTTTGATGTATACATTAGGATTCATACCGAATCTGTAAGGAAACAATGGGCATCTCTCTATTACACACCATCGTACTTCTGCCTCACTATCACCCGAACATCATAAACAATATTTTCGTATAGCTTTTTCTGAGGTGCATAAATTTTTACCTTCTTAGTCATCTCGTCACCCCTGCTACAATACCACCAAGCAATAAGACAATAGCTAAGTTGCGTTCTGTCTTAGCCCTTTTCAAATCCTTATTCAGTAAGTCCGTTTGCTCTTGCAATTTCTTCAAGTTGCTCTGATAGCTGTTCAAGTAGATTCTCGTTTCTCTCAGAGCGTCTTGAGAGTCTTTCAGCTGTGTCTTGAGCATCTGAGAGTCTTTTATCTGCTGTCTCTGCTGTTCTTGTAGCTCTTTCGTTGTCTTCCTCAAGTTCTTGAATTGTTCTATTGACATTCTCACTTCGTCCTGAGCGTAGCAAGTAGGGACTGAAAACAAACCCAAAGATAGCAATAAGAGCAACGAACAAGACACAATATATCCAAGTTTTCTTTTTATCATACATAGTATCCCCTCTCTATTCGTACCACTCATTCATGTCTACATTAGTTTTCCCAATGTATTCTTTATCACTGTACTGCCAACCTACATATCTCTTAGTAGGGAAGACAGAAGGAAATTCAGGTTCATATGTATAACTAGCTACCCAGAACGGTACATAGTCAGCCAATAAATCAGGGTTTATCTTCCGAGACGTAAAAGTCGAATCAGAAGCATAAATACCACAAGAAAACCCTGCTTCATTGATAGCGCAAATAAAAGCACTACAAATAGCTGTTGTGTCTACATCGTGTCGAAGGGTGCTAGACGACTCCACGTCATACCATACACCAAGTTTCGGCTTGTAATTACCAAGTAAGAAGATAACCTCATTTGCCTCCCTTTTGGCTTTTTCCACTGTGTCTGCATATGCGTAGCAGTAGACCCCCCAAGGAATACCACGAGCTTCACATTCATACATATGTCCCCACCACGTCTCTTCCAATGAACAACCCTCAGAGATTTTGATGATGACACCTTTTACGCCAGCGGCTTCCACGGCATCATAATCAATATCTTTCTGATAATATGAAACATCAATTACTTTACTAATCATCTAAATTGTCCACCTTCTTTTCATGTGCAATCTGTGCTAATGCACCTCGAATAAAACTAGGGACATACTGACCATAACCAGCACGATCAATATTTTCCACAATACTTAAAGCTTCCACGATTGCGAAAGCTCCAATAAAAAGCGTCCGTACCATGTGAGTATGCATGGCAGAATCTAGCAAGACACCCAGCCCAATGATAAGGAACATCGCTGCTTTTTTGTACAGACCATGTGTAGCAATCGAACTTGCGAAAGCATGGAGTTTAAAGGAAGCCCAAAGGCCCGTGAGAATATCACAGGCCACAAGGACAACCAATGCATTAATCTGCTCATCCACGCCCCCCACAAGCTGATTGAAACACAACCAAGCAATAGAAAAGAGACAGCCAATCTTTACCTCTGTGGCTGTCCATAAATTCCAGACTGTGTTAATCATTTTGTGTAGTGTACCTCGTTTCATTTTTTCATCTTCCTTTTGCTTCTTTAGGTAAGTCAAATGCAAGCTTCTAAGATTTTGTAATATCCATTCATGGCATCATTCTGGTTCATTGAGCTTAGCTTCATTATTAAATCGGAAATTCCATAGTTTTTCTTTGCCCCCATTCAATTCCTCAAGTTCGTATCTCATTCGTTCGATATAACTCATCATTATATTTCTCAACCCCCTTCTTCGTTAGGTTCTGTGGGAGTAGAATCCGCAATCAACTCCCCTTCTTCATTAACTGTCCACCCACGAGATGCGAGTATAAAATCAATTTCATCTTTATAACGATGGAATTTCTTTATAATACTATTATATTGAAGTTTTCGTAAGATAATTTGGTATGCAAAGTATTTAGCCATTTGTATCTGTCATCTCCATTTCTAATTGCGCATTCACAAACTCTTCTAAAGCAGACACACGATCATAAATATTAGGCTCTTCTGCTGTGTCTACAGGTTCTTCCTTTGTAAACACAAAACCCTTTTCTGAATCAAAAGAAACAAAATCTCCAACAGAACACTCTACATTCGTTACATCCACCCAGTAAGTTTTGGGATTGAAGATAGTAGAAAGTTCCCCCATTGTCATTGGTGTATCCAAAATATACAAAACTTTCCCATATAAAATTTGAGCAAACCTATTCATACTTATTGTACCCCCTGTCCGTATTCAATAATTACCCATCCAGTGCCCCCATTGTCAGCACCATAAGATTTTGTATTATTATACCATGCTTTTCCACCTTCACCCCCTGAACCATAAGAAGTCCCATCATGTCCTCTATCGGAAAAACCGCTGATTTTTGGAATGAATAAATAAGCTCCCCCTCCACCCCTAGCAGAAATATTAAAAGCGGAAGAAGCATTACCATTACCAGCCTGCAATTCGATATCTTTGGTAGAGTTCCCGTTATCCTTTACACAAGCACCGCCACTACCAACAGAGATAGTATACGTATTTTTAGGAGTGACACTCACTGTCTGTGTTACAGAAGCCCCTTTACCACCATTGTGATTAACATGTAGTTTCGGATTGTAAAAGTATACACTGTAAGCACCACCACCGCCTCCACCTGCTACAGTAACTCTTACTTTTGTAACACCTGCGGGAGCTGTCCATGTGTATATGCCAGCATTTCTGTATTCACTTTTTCCATAGGGAGGCGTTCCCGACGTTAAAATAGCAAATTCATATCTACTAGAGGAACGCACCATCGCACGAGTAGCGTCAGAACGGTTCTTATCACCTAATGATATGAAACAACCTACTCCATCAACAAGAATATAAGAATAAGCACCACCTACTTCTGCCTTTGTTGTATATAGTTTACAATCCCATTGTTTACCATTATATTTGATATGTAATTTTTTATTTAATTCAGCCATGCTAATTCACCCACATTTCGGCGCCATTCGGAAAAACAAGATGACCACTAGAATTAAACCGAGGTATTTTATTAGCACTATTGCCTACTTCGGAACTCTTTACATATCCAGACAAATCAGGATTAGGTACATCCCCCCAAGTTCCATCGCCTTTCAAGAATTTCCCCTGTTGTCCTTTTGTTGGCTTAGGAACTTTCCCTGAACCACCATCAGTAGTCTCTGTAGCACCTTTAAAATCTGAAAAGACACCTGCCGACTCAGAGGCTTCCTTAGCACTCTGTGCTGCATTTTTCTCAGAAATCTGTGCATTTTGCATGTATATATAGGCATTTTTAGAATACTCAAGAGACTTGCCCTCAGAAGTAGATGCATTGGTCTCAGAACTCTTAGCGTTAGTAGCAGCTTCACTAGCACGACTTGCAAAGGTATTCGAGGCCATCTCAGCAGACTTTGCTTGTGTCTCAGAGTTCTTTGCATTCTGCTCCGAAGTAGACGCATTAGTAGCAGAAGTTTTCGCCTGCTGTTCAGAAGTTTCCGCCCGCAGTGCAGAAATTCTTGCATTATCCTCTGCGTTCCTTGCACTCTGTTCTGCTTCATAAGACCACAAAGCCCACGACCGAGAACTGTTTGTCTTTCCTGTAGGGCTTAAGGGATCGTCAGCATTATCTGGGGAATTCTCAGACACAGCCCAAGCCTTAGACAAATTTTTATCATCTTGAACCTGTCCCCCTACTCTCTTTGTCTCTTCGAGAATATCACTGTTCCGTCGCACAAAGCCACCCTGAACGTTTTCCATATAATCCTTAGTCACAACGTCCTGAGGGTTTTCAGGGTTCTTTACGTTGATGATTTTCGCACCTAAGGCATTGAAGTTTACACCATCAGGATACCGAGAAATACCATTGATGATAGGGTAGTCCTGTGCTTCTTCAATAAGATGTAACTGCTGTAAGTTTTCCAGTGTCATCTGAGAAGCCTTAATAAAAGCACCATCTGCCCACTCAACAATTCTATCTGAAGAAGTCTCACGATATACCCTGATAGCTACCCCAACAGCAGGGGTATCCTTCAGGACGACACTTCTATCATCCACAGTATAATCGGAAGGATAGGTGAGGGATTGCCCCTCATTACCTATTTGAACCTTCACGAACTGCTTATTGATATAGTCGAACCCGAAGTAAAATTTATTTGTAGTGCCATCCCCAACAAAGGATACACTCGCTTTCAAGTTTTGACTATTCACCATTTACCTCCATTCATATTCAAATACTTTCGTTGTTCCTGCTTTTTACTCTTACTACGAGACTTCTGTGTCTCCTTCTGTTTCTTCTGAGCTTCCTCTACATCATTCGTCCCTGTCACTACCTTCTGAAGCATCTGAATCGGATTGCGAGAAGGTTTTGTCTCAGGACGTTTCGAGAAGCTATCCTGACTGATTTGTCCCTTGTGCATATCAAGCAATCCAGACAAAACAGCTTGCGTTCCTACAAACTTATCCAGAGGGAACATATTCGCAATCGACTTGCTATCATCCTGATATACTCGATTGTCTACTACAAGGTCATTTAAGGCGCTCCATGCGCTACCAACACCATCTTTCACGGTATTCAGAGCGGCCACAGCAGGAAGCTGATCTATGTAACTCCCAAGCCCCTGTGAAGAACCACCTTGTCGATTTACAGTAGTACGTACCGTAGGCGCACCAGACACAGCTTCGTACAGGTCATTCCCAAAGGATAGCCCAGCCAACAGAGAAGACCTAGTGATACCAGCACGAGCAAAGTTGTCAGGGGTCAGCGTGTCGTCAAGGAACTTCTTCCGTTCAGCCTCATCTTTGTATTTCCAGTTTGCATACACCTGAGTACGCAAGGCCCAAATGCCAGCACCAGCAACAGCCGAACTCAACAGCTGTGTCATTGCTTCTTTGTCTGGTCGTTCCAAGGCTCTCGCGAGATGACTATTAATAGCCATACGAGAGAAGTTCTTGAACTGAAGGAGCATTGGGAACAGTCCTGTCTTCGTGAAGTAGTTAGCATTAGACAAATTAGGCTGGATAATACCTCGCTGAACCGCCTGTGCTGTAAAGGCCCTCATGGAGACATAAGAAGTGTAGTCTTCCTCCTGCATCTTCTGAATGGCCTTGAATACGGCATTAGGGTCGTTATGGTCAAGGTTTCCAAAGTATTTGTTAATGGTATCCTTGAACTTCCCTGTGTCTCTTACTCCTACATTCTTAAAGGCGTTATCGTTGAACAGTTGTCCTCTACGTCCCAATACAGCCCAGTCGATAAGGTCAGACATAACATCCGCCTCACCCATACTAATGGCTCTTTCTGTCCATGCACTCAGCTGGTTTAGCATAGAAGTAATGTCAGAAGCATAATCAACGGCATTATTCAGTTTCCCCATGACCTTTGCACGGAGTCCAATACGATCATACTTCGGAGTAGACAAATCCATAGGATTCAAGAAGTTATACTGTGAGTAGTCAGCGGCAATCCTGAGTTTCTTCAGTTCATCATGAGACAACGTAGTAGTACGCATCCCATGGAGAACTTTGTCTAACCCAGGAATCATGTTGCCTATGGCTCTCATCCCAGTAACCGACATCATCCCAAAGTTTTCGCCTATCTGATTCAGGCCCATATTGGAGCCATTCATTGCATAGGACATCTTAGTTAGCAAGCGAACGACACCATTCATAGGGTCTTGAGAGCGCTTCGTGCCATAACGATACCCTGTAAGCTGTGACACAACATAGTCGAACTCTTCCAGTGAATCAGACACAGTGCTATGTTTAATCAATCTACGTGTCTCGTTAGCCTTACGGAGTTCTCGTTCTATTTTGTCTCTGTAGCCATCAAAGAACGCCCCCATATCCTTGACACCAAGAGAAGCCATGGTAGCCTTAGCCGAACTACGGTTTGCCACTTGCTCCATGGTGGAGAAGACATCGTAGTCTCTCAAACACTCATCAAAGGAGAAGTATTCTCCGTTAGGCATTGTTTTGTCAGACAGTGCAGAAGTGTCCATGGGGAACCGTCTTTGATACTGCTCTAGCTTGTCCATGTGATTCAGGTCACGCATAGTAACCTTTGCATTAGACAAATTACGATCAATGATACCAAAGGCCCAATTACGAGCTTCTCTGTCTACGTACTCACTGAGTTCCATGTCAGGCTCTTCAATAATACGCATACGTTCCAAGGCATCTCTATCAGCGTTCTTGCTGGCATAGTTAGCAAGCCAATCAATAGCATCCTGTTCCGAGTCAAAGTTCGTAAGGAACTCAGCTACTTTGTCTACATCGGCTCTGCGATAGAAGCCAGTGTCAGGAATATCCTTTGTCAAAGCCCCTGTCCTACGCAAGAACTCCTGCTCCATCTTACGGAAATTCTCAGCGTGTCTAACAGCTTCCTGAATCTCCTTCGGGAACCCCTCAATGCTTCTACCATACTTCACTTTCTGGTCATAAGCTTGAAGGAACTCCCTGCCAAACTGTCTACGTACTTTAGAGGACATACCCGCATGTTGAGCAAAGTAGTCTCTGTAGCACTGTCGCATGTTCCCAATGTATTCTTTAAGCTGTCTCTGCATAACACTCTTCCGAGTCGAGAAGTCTAAAGATACCCCTTGTGCATGACGCTCTGCATTTTGTCTAGGGTCACCCAGCATCTTACGGCCAAAGTCTCTCAGATGATTAGACACAGAGTTGGTGAAGTGTCCGTAAGTGTCACCGAGGTACTTAGAGTCTTCCATCTTACGTCCAATGTACCGCATGACACGACTCTTGAATCCTCGTTGATTTTCGTCTTCTACTTCTCTCAGTGTCTTTGAACCCATCTCAACATCATTAGTGAAGGCTTCCTGTTCAGCTGTAGACACGGTAGGCTGTGTGTCTTTCTTAGGAGGTGTATGACGTTCTGAGACAACACGCTCTTCTGTACGAGGCATGGACATAGGAACACTTACAGGATCATATATTTCAGGATGTACAATGGCGTCATATACAGGGCTATTCTCCCTGACAACTGTACCATTGATAATAAGGGCATCTTCATTTTTCGTATATCCTACACCAGACTCACGATACAAAATTTGTTTCAGTCCAACTCGTAAGTCATCAATAGGAACGTCTTCACCCTTTGTCTTCTTAATCCAATCCTGCAAGGCACTGGCCTTCTTATCATCCTGCAAGGCTTCTTCTGCCAGTTTCACACGGTTTACACCTGCTTCAGGGTTTGCTCCCTTGCTAGTGAGGTAAGCGTTCCATGTGCTATCAGACATTGGAGTCTTTCGATACTTTTCAATGGCCTTGCGTACCTTAGCACCTAAAGAAGGAATACTCCCTGCTTTTTGCAAGAGGTCGGTGACTGTAGCGTCTCCAGATAACCCTGCATCTCTCAGGAGCTTCGGGGCTTTCTTCCCTACTACTTTCTCTACATCTTCTTCAGGAAGTAGTTTGCCAAGAGATTTACCTAATGCCTTACTTTCCTTTTTAGACAAAGTAGGAGTTCCACCTAAGAAGTCATCGAGCTGTTTCTCTATGGAAGCCTCAGTAGTGTTCAAGAGGCTATGTGTCTGCATCGCTCTTTTGTCTGCAATATCCAAAGCACCCTGCACGGCCTGATCCTGCATCCTTTCGGATTGATAAAGGAACCGTTGCATGTGTTCACCATTCATAGGAACCTTCAGTTCCCTCATGGTACGGAGGAAGCGGACACCAGCTCCACCTGCTGTACCTAAGACACCTGCTACTGCATAGTTGGCCTCATGGATTCCGTAGCGTTCTGCCAGTCCACTGTCGGCCATATTCAAAGCCCCTTGTACAGCGGCGGACTCAGCAATCTTCATGATACGTTTAGAACCTAAAGACACCAGAGCTTTAGAGCCCAAGTCGTGCACCTACCTTTACTAAAAAGGCTTCTTCACCGACAAAGGGGATGAGGTTCAGAGGGTCTAACAGCATCCCCAAAGCTCCACCGATAACCGAGTGTAAGCCAAAGGAAGTCTGCTCTGCTCTCTTCTCTCGCTCTATGTCTTCTTTCTTCATCTTCAGAAGTGCCTTGAACTGCTCAGGGTTTTCAGCATTTAACAGTACGGAATCCTTTGCTACCTTGTTGTCCCCTAAGACTTCATCAAGTAACTTTATGTCTTCGTCAGACGCCTTCCATGTGCTGTAGTAGGGGTTAGCGTTCATCTTAGCCAACCCTACACGCATAGCCGCAATGGTTCCGTTTTCGTACCACATGTTCTTGAATGAGTCTTCCAATTTGTCCCAGAAGGGCCTGTCATTCATCCTAGCTATTTCCAGCGGACTTTCGTCAAGGACTAAGGAAAAGGAGGGATTACCTGCGGTAATTTTACCTCCTTTAGCAAAAGCCCCTGCAAAAGCATTTAAATTAGGTACTGCCTGTCCCATACTTTCAGCAATTTCTCTTGCATAGGAAGCCTGAGAAGGATACTCGTCCCCATTACACCACTCGGCATTTTCTGGTATACGCCCTGTTCTCATGGCCTCATCAGCGGCTCCCATGCCTCCATAGTGTTCCAGAGCCATCAACTGAATATTACCTCCATAGCGATCATACATCTCAGAGGTCTTTTCATACATGACGGCATCCTGAACCTCAGCAGGAGCGTTCATCGGAGCCACCCCCACATACTCAGGAGCTACCTTTTCAGCATAGGAATCCCAAGTCCCCTGCATGAACTGATATGCACCTGAAGCACCTGAACCACTTGAGTTAGGTAGTGTGTAGTCCATGCCAGACTCTTTGTTGCCTATGTTATACATAAACTGTGCTATTGTCTCTTTTTTGCCTATTTAAGACACCTCCTTTCTATCCGAATAAATTGGAAATAAAATTACCTACATCACTCTGCCAAGAGGAATCCCCTGGGTCTACGTACTGTGACGTTTCTGTATACTGATATGTCGATGTATTGTCATCTTGACTGCTAGTTTCTTCTTCAGGTGCATCATATGTCTGATTACCAGACTGTTCTAAGTTTGCTTTCGCTTCAGACACAATGTCGTTGAGTGCTACCCGTGTAGAACCATTAGGGCCAACAAAAAGAAACATAGAGTTTCCGCTAGCATTACCAGCTACGTAGCTTACTCTTACAGAATCAGGGTATACTGTACTGCCACAATACTCTTTAAAGCGACTAGCTAATACCCAATAAAATGCGGATCTGGCCGTATCTTCATCCGTACCCCCGATGTCTACTAAACGAACAATGCTCTTAGGAATCGGAGCGCCATTGAAGACATAAAACTCACTTGCAATTGCTTCTCTAGCTTTCATGCAGGCCTCATCTGCGGACGCACCCATGGCACGATACACACGAGCGTGACTCTTAAACAATGATTTTAAATCACCAGAGTTGGGTTCCCCATATGAGAAACCTTCATATGTATCCCCACCAGCCAAGGGAGGTAAGGAAGAACCAGACAAAGCATCCTCAATATATGGTGCTAGGTCGGTGTCTACCTGCTTCAACTGCTCAGAATCACCTAGGATATTACGAACCGCCATAAATTTGTCTACACCCTCATTGGCAATACAAGCAATAGAAGCCTTTAAGGTATCATCAGACAAAAGGGAATTACACATTCCTGGTGATTGTTGATAAAGGTCTACTACACGCTGGAGCATGGGAGACATCTCACCATTGACGGTCAGGCTATTTATCCCTGCTGTAGCATTAAGCGTATACGAACGGGCAAGAAAGTTATGAAAAGCAGGATGATAGGCCAGACGCAGCATCTTAGATAAGTCTTCAGGTTTAGACAAATCAAGCCCATTGTAAGCATCATTAACAGCTAACACAAGCTGTGCTTCAGTAAAGCCCAAAGCCTTATACTGTTCAGAAGAAGTGGCAATCCCGTTGCCCATGGCATCCTGTGTCTGCCCATTCATGACAGCTTCAATCTGTGCCTTCATATTCATATTGCCTACCTGAGCTTTTGTCGCACTTGCGGCGGCGGCCCTTGCAATATTCCTCTGCGCTCTTTGTTCGGCCTCAATAGCAGACAAACGGCCAGACACAAATTCAGCGGCAATCTGTTTGTCTTCAGGATTCTCAAGCCCATCTACAATAGCGAATAGAGACTTTTCGTCTTTCGCCTTTGACATCTTATCATATACATCTCGTGTCCTCTGCATCCAGTGTGTCCTATTGGATTCATTGGCAACATCTTTAAACTGTTCTACGTTGATGTAGTCACTGACCTTCGTTGCTCCACCATACAGCGGTGTCTCCCCAATTTTCTGAATCAGTGAGTAGTCCCCTGTGTTCATAGCTACCGTCTTCAGCATATTCTGGAGAATCTGGTAGTTCTTTGTCGGGTCACGCTCCTGTGTCGTGGTAAGCATGTTTCCTAATTGATTTGCAAAGTTCTCTCTATCCTCATCTGTCCAGTTCCAGCGATTGCGTGTGTTCTCCGAGACAAAAGAGGCGATAGATTCTGAACGGTTGATAGACATTTCTTCTGTCTTCTCTGCAATAAACTTACTGGCTACTTTACCCGTATTCACAACACGGGATTCATACAAGCCATTGTTCAGCGCATACTTATTGTTTACCGTGATATTGTCCAGATATTTCTGAACGTTCTCGTTGAAGAAGTCATCGTAGTTCTGAATTTCCTTCCCTAAGTTTTCGGGAAGCTTCATCTGAGACACATAGGCCTCATACTTCTTGTGGACTTCTGATGAGATTTCTTGCCCTCTCAACTGGTCTACCATGGCAAGAGCATAAGGGTTATCTTGCAAATCCCCAATACCTGCCTGTTGAAGCATGGCAATACTATTCATCGTAAGTCGAGTATCATGATCGTTCTGACCGTATAGAATAGGGACAACTTTGTCTGCAATCTCTCTTTGTCGCTTATCGTAGTCTACTCGATACTGCTCTACTGCCGCACTGAGGACGCCGAGGGAACGAGCTAAGGCCGCCCCCTGTGTCGTCTCAGAAGCCCTGACGTTCTCCCCAAAGCGAGGGAGGATAAGCTGACGTTGATAAGTTTGCGGAGGCTGTTGTGTGAACTGCCTAGCCGTCCCTATCGCATTACTGGTTTGTGTTGTAGGCATTTACCGCCCTCCTTTCGGGTACGTCCATGTCATAGGGAATGTATTTGTATACGCAGGAAGATTAAAGTGATACTGGTAGTTATTCCGATATGCATAGGGATTTGTGTCGTATCTATTCTGCGCTCTCCACCATGTGTCTAATTCCATACCCTGCGATTGAGCAGAATTTAGAGCGTTCTGATAGGAGTTATAGACATTCAGCGTATCCCCTGCAATATTACCCAGCAAAGACCAATAACTGGGCATCTGTGGGGCCTGAGCCTTAATGTTCGCAATCTCATCCATAGCCGAACGTTTAGCCATCTCTTTGTTGAGACTGATTTCATCTGACTGTCGTTCATAGACATCTTTGATACCTAACAGAGTTCTCAAGGTATCTGCATGAGCCGCTCTCTGTAAAGCTCTACCAGTACGGGAATCACCTCCCGTTTCTTCATTGATAGCCGCGCGTACAGAAGATTCCAGACCGAGAGCGTTTGTCTGTACCTTCATGAGGTTATTCACAGCGGCGTCAAAGGCATCCACACGTTGTAACTCATAGTTTTGAAAGGTATAGGCTAAATTCTTTCCTACAGCGTTCGCCTGTTGAGACAAAGCTCTCGCCTGCGCCTTAGCGTTTTCCCTTTGGTCTTTCCAAGACATATAGTCACCAACGAGATTAAGTCCTAACTGTGTCGCACCCATCGCCGTTGAAGCAAATCCCATAGAATCACCTCCTATTAAACATTCTTGAATCGAGCTGTATAATTAGCTTCGTACCCCCACCAATGATAGACAAAGGTAGTGGAGTATCGTTGATTACTTTTATGGTAGTCTCCGTATTCCTTCTACGCACAGGAACCTTGAATGTACCTGTCTCAAAGTTAATCGTAGACAGTTTGTAGATAGAAGCTCTTTTATTTGTCAGTACATACTTGTACTTGTCGTTCACGATGACTCGCATATACCCCGACTCTGCATAATCAAAGAATACAGTACGGAGCATCAAGCGATAGTCAGGGGAAGACACAGTAGAGCCTTGCTGGTCTTTCTCCTTCAGGTAGATAGTAGACAAAGTCATTTCAAAGGTGTAGGGAATACCTATGATAACCTTGTGTCCCAAGGCCACACTATCTCTCTTCAACAGTTTTAGTGTCGTTGTGTCTGACTCATATAACAGGCCGTCTTCTGTAATACACTGCACACTACCGTTCAAGCCCTTGAAGACCTTATCAACATTGAGGTACAAATAACCATCCTCTTTGTCTTCACAGTTGTCTGTAGTCAGCGTCACTTCTGTCTTTCTATCTAACATAACACGGAACTTCTCAGTTTTCCTATAGTCCTCTGTGTTGTAGCTCATCGTAATGGATTCCAAATATACTTCGTTATTCGCATACTTTACTGTCATGTACAGTGAAGAGCCAATGAAGTCAGCACCGAGGATTTCCCCTGAAAATGTCCATTTTGACCAAGCACTCTGCACCCTGTTCCCATTCAGATAAAGATACTTATAGACATATAGAGTATTAGGTTCTGCTGTAGTCATGACGAATAACAGGTTGTCATTAGAACTTCCTGTCATCTTATACACATCATTGGGAATATAGTAAGGAACGTGAGCTGTCACATCTTCAGCATCCTTTGTGTCTGTGTAATACTGTGCCACTCGATACTCGTTGACAGAAGCAAAGTCTGCTCTCTTAGAGACAAAGTAGACGGAGTTACCTGCACCAACAGGAATTACGTCGGTGTCTGAAGTGAACTCAGTAATACTGTCTAATCGAGCGTTCTTAGGAGACAAAGTACCATCTGAAGCTAGAGCAAACTGTGTCTGACCTGAGAAAATGTACAGTGATCCTGAGAAGGGAATAGCATTGTACAAAATGGAAACCTTGTTGTTTGGAGCATTGGTGTCTATCGTATCATCATCCTGAACATCTACTACACTCTGCATCCAGAAGTTAAACAAGTCAGAGGAAGAAGATAGAATGATATTCTCACCAGACAAAAAGCCTAAGCGGTTACGATAGAAGAACAAGTCGTTAATGGTATTGTTGATGAATGAAGGTACTTCGTTAGAGGTTTCATCCCCTGTCCTACGAGGTTCCCAATCGAGAGCCTTAAAGACAAAAGTACCGTCTGATTGTCTTATCAGCGCATGAGGCATCGTCGTATTGTTTATGGTGTTATCTATCCCCGTCTTCACGGTTTCCTTCCAGATACGCTCAGAAGCGGAGTATTTGACATAGTAGTTGTCATCTGCATTGGACTCCCCCCGAACCAATACGGTATAACCATCTGGGGCTGAAGCAGGTAAGTTAGTGAACTTATTGGTATATGAAGTAATACCCACCAAAGCAAGGTTATTAAAGGAGTCAGCTGTGTCTATGCTTGAAATGTTCCCACGAACTCTCAACCAAGAACTACCTGTGTCTACTGTCCAACCCTTACTGCGAATCTGGGAAGCCAACTGGTCACGAATGTAGTCCGTTGCGATGTTCTTTACGTGGTCTACATTGGAGCCATTAGGAGTTTCATAAGACGCTACTTCCTGTCCATTTATCCACACTTTGTAAGTTCTACCATACTGCCCTTGCTTTACATTGATGAGACACCCCTGAGAGGCCATCGTATCTTCTGTCCGATTACCAGACATTCTGACCTTCATGCCCTTATTTAAGACAAACGTGTAGTCAGCTACCGTGATGACTTTCAACTGTGAGTAGGGTTTCGTGAGGTTACTGATATAACCTGCATCCTGCACCTCTACTTTCATCTCTGTGCCATCCAGTGTAAAGACACGAATTTTACCAGAAGAGATGAGAACAATATATCGTTCCTGCTCATCTCGATTAATCAAGTGAGCATAATAAGGTACAGCCTCAGCATTGAATAGTTTTCCATGATTTACGGTAGGGGGACGCTTCTGCAATCCACCTGCTTCTGTACTGTAACCATTAACCTGTGTCTCCAACTGCTCTGCATGACGAATACGAGGTGACTGCTGAGACACACCTTCTATGAAGTTGTCTATTCGCTGTGTTACGTTACTCATCGTGTTCCCACCTCAGTTACAGACGTATTATTGAAGACATTCGGTTTCTGTGTGTCTAATTCGTAAGTCATAACATCTGCGTATGCCTTAGCCAGCTCAGTGTTCAAAGACTGTTCCAACTCTGCATCTCCGAGAAAACGGACAGCAAAAGCAAGGGAAGCCTTTACCGTAATGTACTTACGGAAAACCATAGGAAGCTCTTCAAAAGGAAGCTCTTGCACCACATTAGTAAGTATCAAGTTTTCTGTGAATACATCCGTATAGTCAGACACATTGAAGAAGAAACCTCCTCGATTTCTATATGTGTTCGGAACTCTCAACAGTGAGCTATCCCACTTGATTCTGTGTGTATTTGCATCGGGAACCAGCGTAACCGTAGGGATTGTATTGAAGTCCCAACCTTCCTGCTGAATTTCCTGACTAACAGCTTTCAGCATTTTGTCTGCTACAGAAGCGTCAATGTTCTGGTCTATCTCCTCCAAGGTGACGACACTGTCAGACCCGATAGAAGTTAGGATTTCGTTCACAGCATCCAGTTCCGTCAAAGGTGTAATAATCATTGTGTGCCTCCATATAAGAAAAAAAAGAGGGAGTCCATAAGAAGAACCCCCTCGACAAAACAACTATCAGCCCTTAGCAGAAATACAACCAATGGCAGTAGCTTCAGGGCGGAGGCCACCGTGGCCCATGGAATACTTAGCTACCAGCTGGGTTGCCTGGTATTCGATACGACGACCAGTTTCTACTGCGAGGTCTTTCAGCTTGACCGTACCAACAGCCGTATGATGAGCGGCAACAAAGACACATTTGTCTTTATAGGTAGACGGGAAGTCATGAGCTGTACCAGAACGCAATACGTGAGTACCATCTGCGCCACCATCCGTAAGGTGAGGAACTTCGATGATATTAAAGCCAGCAATCTTAGTAATGTTACCGTCAGCCAAAGTACCAACAGCACCAAAGTCACGGTTGATAGCGTTCCAAGAAGCTACCAGAGCGGCCACACCATCAGGCTTCATGTAGACATAACGTTCCGTAGCAGGTACATACTGGTTAGAGAATTTAGCCTTTAGTTCCAAGAGCATCTGAACAATCATCTTGCCTTCTGCTTCAGTAATGCCAATGTCCGTAGCATCAATCTTTTTGTCTAAGATGACACCTTTACCAAGGCCCGTAATATTTTCCTTCTGTTCAACAGCCAGTTTAGCGATTTCAGCAAGGATAGCACCATCAGCAGACACAGCCAAGGCTTCACCCATCTGCTTAGAATATTCGTTGCGAACATCAAAGTGAGACATAGCTTCATAAATATCTGTTACCATCTGATCAGAGGTCAGTAAGCCATCAATGCCAATAATCTTTTCGTTATGCGGAATAGCTTCACGAATTTCATCCAAGGACTGACCAGCCTGTAAATAGTGAGCCGTAGCACGACCGAATACAGGGAAGGAAGCAGATTTACCAGAGTCAATAGTACGTGTGCTATGGTTATTAATTGCCAAAGCGGAACGGTCAAAAGCAGAGATAACTTCACCTGCAAATACCTTAAGAAAACCTTGTAAAGCATCAGACTGTCCCTGATTAAGACCAGGCTGAGAAATGTTTGTTAATGCCATAATTTATCAATCTCCTTTAAAATAATTTAGAATTAATAACTTTCTGTTCAATTTCACGGGTATACGCCTTGTCTTTCCCATAGCGGGGGTCAGCCATAGCCGTAACCATTTCTTGCTTAGAATTAAAACCAACATTAGTAGACACAGCACCACTGCCCCCAAGAATCGTGGGGTTACTAGAACCCATGGTCTGTACCATGTCTGCCCTAATACCTCTGAGCATCGTTTGAATCGCCATTACATTACCACTGTTCATAGTGTCATTCCACATCTTTTTATATTCGGCGTTCTGCTGAGAAGCAAAGGTCTGTAATTTAATAAACTCTTCCTGACCACCTGCACTTTCTACTACGTGTCGAGCAAGACGATCATATTCAGCTTCCATACCACGGATGTATGCATCGACAACAGACTTCGGATAACCTGCTTTTTCAAGGCTCTGTAACTGTTCTGCCGTGAGTTCACCTTTCTCTGTATAGGTTTTCTCAAGGTCATCCCAATTAACACCCTTAGATTCCAAGTCGTTCTTCAGGTCTTCATTCGCCTGTGTCTGTGCATCTACTCGTTGCTGTACATTATCGTCTACATCCTGCCCATTAGGCTCAGGAGCCTGCTCTTCAGGAGCTTCTGTAGTTGTAGTTGTTGTTGTGTCTTCAGGGACAACTTCAACTTCCATCCCTGTGTTTTCAGTCACCTGTACATTCTCCTGCTGTACTTGTTCCTGAACATTTTCCTGTTCCATTCATTAACCTCCTTGTTGTTCTGGCTGAGACATAGCTTGCATCGCCATTTCCTGCCCCATAGCCATCTGTTGTTCTTCTTCAATCTGTTCTTGTGTCTTCACGAGACCTTCTGTCTCTACACCTGCACCCGTGAACATATTAAGTAGCATGACGTTCCAGTTAATCATAGCCTGAGCATTGGGAATCTGAGACACCAAGTTCAATACTGTAGCATACTTCTCTAAATCGTGTCCTCGTCCCAAAGCATCTAAGCCTGTTGTGATTGTCGGTTCCACTGTGCCTTCAGGTAAGTTCGGAACCTCACCTGTACTCTGTAACTGGTTCATAATTCTACGCACAAGTGGCAACTGTAATTCCTGAGACAAAATAGAATACACGCCACCTAAGGTATCTTCCAGTTCCCCTGCTACAGTACGCACTTCTTCTGCTGTGACACGTTCTGCATTTCGCTGTACCACAGAAGACAAAAGGAAAGCATAAGACAAACGAGCCTCAATGCTATCAGCAGTTTGTTTAGCCGTGTTGAAGTCGTAATATTTTTCTAATTGCAATACGCCTATGTCTTCGATACGCCCTGCGATAAAGTCACCACTAGTAGCGTTCTCCAACTTCTTAGCTCTAGTTACTCCATTAGGATTTACTAAGAAGTAGACATTGGCGGCAATAGTAGACATCTTGAATATTGCCTTAGACAAATTTTCCAATGAATTTAAGTCCCCAAGATATTCCTCAACAAATGATCGTCCATAAGACTCCCCGTCCATTTTGACCATGCGAATTGGTAAGTAGGGAGTTTTCAGTACGGGGTAACTCTGCTGGCTCCCCTGAATCGGTGTGTCTTCTACTTCCTGATAGGCGATAAATTGGTCTCCACTCCGACACACATGAGTGTAAATCGGTATAGAGTCCTCAGGCTTCTTCTCTGTCTTAATGAGATTTCGCACAGCAGGTTCTAGTGTTGAGTAGGCTACTTTGTCTACCGTGATTAACTGGATTACATTACCGAGGCCATCCCTTTGGATTACATAGTCCTGCAATCGGTACAACTTAATGCCACCTTCTTTAGGTGGAAGGAACAACAAGGCATTACCTGCTACAATCCCCTGCTTCAATGCCTCTAACACCGTCACCCGTATCTGATTAGCCTCTATGTATTTCATGATACGGTTTTCAATCTGCATGAGGGCCTGTTCTACTTGAGCCTTTGTGTCTTCTTGTCCCTGTGCCATATACTCTGCCAAAATGTCATCAGACAAACCAAGTCGAAAGAATGGACTGTTAGGCGGCATCAACGCAAGAATTAATTTAGAAGCCAAGTTGTTTAGGCCACGTGCGCCTACAGACTGATAAGGTGTGTCATAATTCTTACTCTTGTCATCATTTTCCTCTGGGAATAAGGAAGGAATCGTTACCTTTGCACAGGCTACAGCGCGCTGAATATATGGCTGTCTGTCATTCTTCAGTCTGTTATATGTCTTCTTTGCTCCCTGTTCCTGTAGCTCTTGAATCGTAATATCCATTAGATATTCAACCCGCTGTAACCTGAGCTACTGGAAGAGTTGCCATCTCTATTAATCAGTAACCGAGATTTTCCTTTTTTCTTTTTAACAGTATCCTGTGCCGTATTTTCGGTTCCCAATACAGGAGCTTCAGGAGCGGGAGAGGCCACACTAGGAACAATTTGTGCACCTGAAACATCAGGAGCTTTCACAGTCACTTTCTGACCCCCTCCCATACCTAATACTTTACCTACAGCTTTAAAGGGAGCAGCCACAACTTTCTTAAATGCTCTACCAATACCACCACTCAAATCAATCACCATCCTTTTCTAACAAATGAATTACATCGTAGATACCCTTCATGTAATACTGCAAGTGTTCACTAGGAACTCCACAAGTCAAGAAATTGTCTACTGTGAAATATTTCCTGAGACACTCAGTCAAAGCAGGGGAAGACAAATATGCTAAGTCATGAAGTATGTTTTCGTTCAAATTATTCACCAACCTTATAGACAAAAGTAGGATACCCCTTGAGATACCCTACTTTTGTATAACTATTATTTTTACCAAGGAACGCCCCTGCAAATACCAAATCACACTCATTGGCTTCTGCAAGGTCTTTTAGGAACATAGCCGCCACTCTACCAAACCCAGCGTACTCTGTATTCATAGATACCACAAACACTTCTTCAAGTACCTTCAAGTGGTCAGCCCACCAAGCAAAGTCTGCGTTTAAGACAAAAGCTACAGCCCCGATGAACACATTTTCTGTAGTGTAGAAGTAAGCAATCTGCCCCATCTTATTCAGATCACTAATGGAATCCCACACTTTACTCTTATCTCCAAACGCTTCACACAAAGGATTATTGTGTCTTAGCTTCCACATTGTTTCAGACACTTCGTATGCCCTATCCATTGTGTCTCCAAACTTCACTATAAAGTTGGTGTCCAAAGTCGAATAGAGCCTGTCTTCCAATCGTAGTCCCCCTTGTCGTGTAATATGTAAGCGAGTCGAGCGTTCTTCAATGCTTCTTGAGCATCTCCACCGTAAGCCTTTAGCACTGTATCCCATGTGTAACCGTGTTCTTCAAGAAGTCTAGTTGTCTTTACTTCACCATATCCCACAGCACCTTTGTAGTTATCTGTTGTATCCCCCATGATAGACTGTTTCAAGTGCCATCTCCGAGCATCTTCTTCACTTGTGTCAAAGTACTCGTTGCGCATGAAGTCGTAGAATTTCCCAGGAATGGCTTTAAAATCTTTGTCTCCACTAATGAGAACATAGTCGCCTTCCACTTCGTTCGTCAGTAGTCCACAACAATCATCTGCCTCTAAATGAGGTTCAATGTAGCAGACAAAATTTTTCTTAATCCACTCACGCATCGGATTGAAACATATAGGCCTACGCTTAGAATTACGATTGGCCTTGTATCCATCGAACACCTCTACATTTCTAAAGTTCTCATGCTCTTTGTCTGTCAGGCACATAAACCACCGATATTTCCCTTGATATTTATAGTGGTCAAGTACTTTGTCAGAGAGTTC